CACCGGCGGTAATGCCTAAAAATATTGCTGTCTTCTTTGGGGATGATACATTTCCTAAAAAAGGGCGTGGACGTAGTACAAAAAAGTTTGAGGAAGCTCTTTCTAGAGTAGGTCATACACTACAACATCTAAATATTACTCATTTATTTCTCCCTTCGTATAAAGGCACTAATGTTGTAGCGGGACTCCTCCTAAAAAAATTAGAAATTCCATATACTTTAGTAATACCCCACCCTAGTTTTGGTAATATGTCATCCCTAAGGTCCAAAGTAACACTAAGTCTACTTTCTAAGGCCGCGGAGCGCACAATAATTCTGGGGGATACCAGCTCAGACACTGATATTCTGTACGATATTGAGNGTGTTACAGACGATTTTGTAGATTATATTTCAAAACATTGCAATGCAATAATTGTAGCCCATTCCGAGGATATGCTTACTTCAAAGTTTTCAAAATTAATCGACCGATTTCCTGAAGACACTTTTGAAAAAGCATATAAATTTACCTACTAACCTACAGTAGTAGCGGGAAGTTCAGGCCCAAATTTAGATATAAACGCTTGTCGGTTATCGTCAAATGTTCCTGATGGATTCCCACCAGATTTATGCCGCAGAAGAATTGGAGCAGTCACATTTATAAATCCTTTTCTAAAAGCTTGGTATGTATAGAAAATATCATAGAAATGCCACCCGCTTGGGAATGAACTCGGCTTTTTAAGCTGTATAGAATTTAAGAGTGCTCCTGTCGCGGCTAAGAATACACCATCTAAAACTACAGTTCGAGCGTATCTTCCGTACATATCCAAAGACATAGTTTCAAGATTTTTACCATGAAATACTGCTCCTGATAAGTGGTTTGTTGGATGACCTGGGGTGTGGCTTGGTCCGTAATTTCCCCACCACACACAATGAGCGGGTAAAAATTTACTGCCTGCAACTCCTAAAAATCCAGATTTAGGATGGTTGAAATGTAAATCTAAAACCCTATTAAATGAGTCTACGTCATTAAGAATTTGAATATCATCATGGCACATGATAACATGGTCAGTTGCGAGAATATCAAAGTCTTTAACCGCATCTGAGTAAGCATCAAAGATTGACGATTTCCCAATCAAAACCTTAACATCAAATCCTGCTCCGGTTAGGTACTTTTTTAAATCTTCTAAAGTTTCTGATTCTCCAGTGCGAGAAGGTATAAATGCGTATTTTTCCATACTATATAAAAGTAACAGGACTATAATAAATTACATGACAAATGAAGAAATTTTAAAAGAATTTAATAAATGTGCGGAGGACCCAATCTATTTTATTAATAACTATATTAAAATTATCCATCCTTTGAAAGGACAAATCCCATTTGATTTGTATAAATTTCAAAAACGGATTGTTAGTGAAATTGATAGCAATCGATTCAATGTCATTAAAAAGTTTAGGCAGGCCGGAGTTACGACCATTATGTGTGCTTATTCCCTTTGGTTTATAATCTTTCAAGAGAAAAAGAATGTCATGGTAGTGTCTATTGGGGACCGTGAATCCACTGCATTCTTGGCTCGCGTGGTAGACATGTATGAGCAACTCCCCCCTTGGCTACAGCCTGGTGTGCGGGAGAGAAACAAGCATAACTTAGTTCTGCAAACCGCAAGCAGAATCAGGTCGCAACCCGCAGGTGCAGGTAGAGGTGAATCCGTGTCGTTGCTTGTTGTAGATGAAGCCGCATTCATCCCAGACATGGCTGAATTTTGGGCAGCTATGTATCCTACCCTATCCACGGGGGGTGACGCTGTCCTGTTATCGACTGTTAATGGGATGTCCAACTTATACTATGAAATCTATAAGGGAGCCGAGAGAGGGGAAAACACTTTTAATATTATCGATATCTTTTGGAGAGAACATCCTGAATACACTGAAGAATGGGCAAAGGAGATGAAACCAGCTCTTGGGGATAGAATGTGGAGCCAGGAGTATGAGTGCGATTTCCTAGGAACGGGAGATACCTTTATTAATGCCGACACTCTTCGGAGAATGACAGATAATACTAACTCTAAATTCTCATCACGATATAACAACAGATTAAGGGTATTTAAAGAGCCAGACCAGTTTCACAACTATGTTATTGCGGTGGACGCATCATTCGGTAGGGAACAAGATTACTCAGCGTTTCATGTTTTGAATATGTATAATGGGGAACAGGCGGCAGAATTTTATTCCAATAACGTTTCTTTAAAATCCTTTGCGAAAATCATACATGATGAGGCAACGAAGTACAACCTAGGGCATGTTGTAGTCGAACGAAATGGACTAGGGTTGGCTCTAATCGAAGAGTTGTGGGATGAATTAGAATATGAAAACATGTGGTGCGACGATAAAGGAGAAATCGGACTACTCGTCACCTTAAAAAACAGAGATACAATTTTAAGTGTTTTAGAAGAAGGACTGCGAACCTCCAAATACAAAATTAATTCAGAGAGAACAGTACATGAATTGCAGACATTTATTATTACAGAAACAGGTAAAATGGAAGCGGATGAAGGGTACCATGACGACCTAGTCATGAGTTTAGCGATTGGCATGTATACATGTAATCAAATTTTTCTAAAGAGCCCTATTGCGATAGAGACTCTAAAAGAGGACAAGAGCACAAAAACAGTGGCTGACCCAATCGGGAAGTCTAAATATAGTGACTTTAGTTCTAAAGCCAAACTTAAGGAATATATGAAATGGGTTCTGAGAGAATAGATAACGACGAAGATAAATTATTAGAAGAGTCTGGATTCACTGAATTCCCCGAAGCTACAAGGTTCGGTGGGGATTCTTTTGGNAATGGCAGGTTTTTTGCATTTTTTAGCAAAGTATTTGGACGTAAGAAAAAAGGACGACCAAAACTCCAACCGCCTCTAACAGGAGATGCTCAGGACGCCAAAGGTGGTGACCTCATGCCTCCAGGGGATGGCGGGCACGGTGGGGGTATGGGTATTGGAGTAGCTAAAGGATTTCTTAAGCTGCCCAAAATCGAACATGCGCGAAGAACTAGACATCGCAAATACGAACTAATGGATGATTATCCTGAGATTGGTGCGGCTTTAGATATCTATTCAGACGATTCAACATTNAAAAATGAAGATGGAACACCGTTTGTTGTTGAAACAGAGGATGAAATTGTAAAGGAGGCTCTCGAGAAGTTTATCGATAAAATCGATTTAGAAACTCATATTTGGGATATTACTAGAAATGTTGCCAAATATGGGGATTGTTTCGTTGAAAATATTGTAGACTTAAATAACTCCGAAGCGGGAATTCAGAGGTTAAAGATTCTTAACCCTAACTTCATGTACAGGGTTGAGGATACTTATGGATACTTGAAAAAGTTTTATCAGGAAATCCCAAAGCCTGGCGATTCGCCCGCGGGAAGGCCCCCCATGGATTCAATGGGTATGCACGGGACGGGAAATACAAACGATAAAATTATCACACTTGATAAAAACCAGATTATCCATTTCAGACGGCACACCTCTGATGCCAATTATTATCCCTATGGAAAATCAATCTTAGCTCCTGCTATTCAGGCGTGGAATGCTTTGAAGATGATGGAGGACGCAATGCTTATCTACAGATTGCAAAGAGCTCCTGAACGAAGAGCGTTTTATATCGAGACCGGTTCTATCCCACAAAGCAAGGTTGAAAACTTCATGGAGCGGATTAAGCAGAAGTTTAAGAAAGAGAAGTTTTGGAACCCAGACACTGGTTCGATTGATGAGAGATACAATCCATTGTCCGCCGATGAGGATTTCTTCATCCCTACTAGGAATGGGCAAGGTACGAAAGTAGAGACGTTGCCTGGCGCTCAAAATCTCGGTGATGTGGATGATGTTAAGTATTTCAGAGATAAGCTCCTGGCAGCATTGAAAGTTCCTAAAGACTTTATCGTAGAAAAGGAACAAGCCGGAGAACGAAAAGCCAACTTAAGCCAGCTAGATGTAAAATTCTCAAAGACGGTAATGAGGCTTCAAAGAGATATTGAGTCAGGTCTTAGAATTTTGTGCCAGCGGCACTTACAGTTAAAAGGCTTCCCNCCAACAATGTACAACAATTTTAGAATTTCTTTGTACCCGCCTTCTGATATGTTTTTGAAGCGCCGGCTAGAAACAGATGAGCAAAGACTAAGAATTGTACAAGCTGCCAAAGGGTTGATGCTCTTCTCCGATGAGTACATCTACCACACGTACTTCAACCTTTCGGATAAAGAGATTGCTGACATCAAAGAGCAGCTTAAAAAGGAGCAAGAGGAACTGGCAAAACAGCAAGAAGCTTTGGCTCCTCCGGCTCCTCCTATGGCTGGAGGAATGGCTCCTCCAGGAATGGAAGGTCAAGTACCCCCAGGAGAAGGGGGTGAAGTTCCCCCAGTTCCACCTGGCGGGGGTGGTCAAGTTCCCCCTCCGGGTGGTACACCGCCACCTGGTCAATAAAAAACTTAAAAAAGTTCAAAAAAAATAACTTAAAGGGTGTATATACTATACATGCCTCGGTCATATGAATAATTTCAGCAAAAATTTAGACTCCTTTTTCGGCTCCAGAGACAAACACCTTACTAAAATAAATGAGGCTGTTGACTATCTAAGCCGGTCTACTCGTGAGAATCTCGCAATTCTTAATATTGATTCTGAAAAGAGCCAAATTTCTATGGTTTCGGAATCTGATAATTTAATTAATTGCCGATTTAACATTGTAGGGGGCACGGTAAGGTTGGACCAATTCTCATCGGAAAAACTTTCCGAAGTTTTATCTGATACGTATATGGATTCCTACGCTTCAAATAAGGTGTCCGACTTCGTAAACTCCCTTCGAGAAAATAAATTTGAAAATGCCGATACAAATTTCTCCGACCTTCTAACAGCGTTTACTAACAGGAGTCAAGTAAGCGAGTATAGAGCGCAGGTAGGTAAAGCTAAGGAGTCATTAGACAAAAATATCTTCGAAACTGATAATGAGAAGTTTAGCCAACTTAAAGAGCTTACAGGGAATATCAAAAATGAAATAAACAATATTGAAGAATTTGATATGGATATTATTAATGCGTTGAAACTGAACAACGCGATGGCTAAAGCTTTTAATCTTCCAAAACAAGACCTTGAAACGTTACAAGAAGTAATTGTACCCCAAGATAGCAAGTCTTCTTTATACCAAATGATTTCTGAAAATGAATTGGTTCGGAAAGAAATTATAAACGCAAAAGGGAACCTGGCCGGAGCATGGCATAGTAACTCTGCGATTTCCGAGTTGGCATCATGTATTTATGAAAATGAAGACCTTGTTGGGGAAAAACTACTTACGGTTGTTGAGGAAATTCCTTATTTTGCGCTAGCTAGTAAACGTGAAATCCAAGAGGTTCTAGCGTCTACATATGAGGTTATCAACCCAGGTACAGTATCCACAAAAGATATCCGGCAGTATACATCTAAGCTATTTGAAGCTAAAAAGCCACTTAAAGAAGTTATCGTAGAAATGCTGAATATTAATTATGGTATCAATATTAACAACCTTAAGATGGTTCCGTCTTTCAAAACATTAGCTGAAACTCAATCTTCCCTCTTTACCCTCCTTTCTGAGCACCTCGAAAAGGGGGGTCTTTGCCAGAAAACTGCAAAAGAATTTGGCTCATACTTAAGGAACAAGAGCGGCGTCGGGGTATTGGATGTGTCTGATTTTGTAATGGAGTTGTTTAGCGACATCTCCCTTGAAGACGAAGATTTAACTCACTTCATGAAGCCTGTAAACTTGCAAGAGGCAATTAAAGACCTCATGAAAGGCAAGGACAAGGACGAAGATGAACATAAGGAACGCAGTAACGATGATGAGGACGACCCTGTAGACGCTAAAAAATTAAAAGCGGTTGCTAAAAAAGCTAAAGACATCGCATCAAAACTAAAAGGTGAGGACCCTGAAAAAGATGATGATGGCGAAAAAGATGGAGATGATACTGAGGCGGACAGGGATGTTGACGGCGACGGTGATGTTGATAACGTAGACAAAAAGGTAACCGGCGAGAAGAAAGACATCAAAAAGGCTATGAAGGAAAAGCAAGCCAAGGACAAGAAAGGCGAGAAAGAAATAGAGGAAAGCAAATGGGAGAGTGGAATCGGTAAATATAGTGCTGAAAGAGTACAAGACTTCACACCCCCTACCAAGAAGGAAGTTGAGGCAGAGCGCAAAAGGAGAAAGGAAGCTGGCTTAAACCCGGATGGAAGCAAAAAAAACAAGAAAGACTTGAAGGAACAAGCAGAGATGGAACAAGCAGAGATGGGACAAGCAGAGATGGGACAAGGCCCTGCACCCGAAGAGGCTGGTATGGGAGAAGAGATTCCTTCAACAGGAGACGACTCCCCTGAAATGCCCGGCTTGTCTGACGATGAGATGACCGATTTGGTATCGGACTTAGAAACCATTTTCCAAGATATTGATTTCTCTAAAGGACAGGAAGTATCTCAAGAGGAACAAGCAGAGGAGGACGAAGCCATAGCTATGGAAGAAAAAGAATCTGAGCTAGCTCAAGCGCAACAAGACCTACAATCTGCCCAGGAAAAGGTGAACTCTATGATGGCTGACCCTGAAGGAAAAGTTACGGAAGCTAGTAAAGGCTATGATGAAGACGATGTAAAAACCGCCAAGCGTCAAGTTAGGCGAGATAACGAGGGAGAAGGATGGCTTCACTCAGATGAAGACCCTACTTTTAAAGCATCGCTAAAAGGTGAACTGGCTAAGGGAACAAAAGAAGGTGCGTATAAACGGCGTACAAAAAAGAAAAAATCATGAGAGCAATAGGGTGAGGCAGCAGAAGTTTAATTATCTTCATCCTCTAAGACGTATTCCTGTTTAAGCCAATTAAGCAGTGCGTCCACATGCTTGTCTCGGACAAGTGTAAGTTGGCTGATA